TTCGCTCGCTGCACCGCGTAGGCCTGGGCGGCGTTCGCCTTCGTCGTGGCGTCCGATGCCGCTGCCGAGGCCACAGCGGCATCGGCGGCAGCCTGGGCGGTCGAGACGGGCTTTGAGGCGTCGGCGGTGTTGTCCACGTTGCCGAGGCCCACCATGGCCTTCGTCACGCCCGAGACGGTGCCGGTGAACGTCGGGCTTGCCAACGGGGCTTTCGCGGCTAGGGCGTTGGTGACGGTCGTCGAGAAGTTCGCGTCATTCCCCAGCGCCGCCGCCAGCTCCCCCAGCGTGTCCAACGCCGCAGGGGACGAGTTCACCAGCGCGGCGACGGCAGATGAAACGTCAGATGTGCGAGCGATGTTCGAGGACAACCGGGCGTCTGGCAGCGTGCCAGAGGTCAAAAGCGAGGCGTTCGTCGTCGGCGGCGCGGCGGCGATGACGGCCGAGGTGAAATCGCTGATGTCGGCGGCGACGTGCTGGTGACTGGAGGGGGGGAACGTACTGGGCTTGTCGGTGATGCCCGCCCAGGCCGTCGTGCCCGCAGGGCCGGTCGGACCTTGCGGGCCTGTGGCCCCCGTGGCACCGGCAGGAATCGTAAAGTTGAGGAGGGCCGCCGAGCTTGTGCCAGCGTTTACGACAGATGCCGACGAGCCCGGCGCGCCGGTCGTCACAGTGCCAACGGAAATCGACGCCGAAACTCCAGCAGCGCCAGCGGGGCCGGTCTCCCCTTGCGGGCCAGCGACGCCGTTGGCCTGGAAGTATGCCCCGATCTGCTGGACGCTCGTCCGCTTGGTCGCGTTGTTGCTCGACACGATGAGCAGGTCGGTTCCGGCGACCTGGGTCACGGCGGGCAATTCGGAAACACGCTTTTGGAGTGCCATCGGTTTCCCTTAGTCCGCTGCCAGCGGGATGACGATCTCGTCGCCCTGCTCCGTCACGATGAACGTGATATCGCGGTCGACCTGCTTGGTGTGGATTCGGATCAAGGCTTGGAAGGCATCGGCCCAATGGAACACAGGAACGCCGCGAGGGGCCGTCACTTCATAGAAGGTGGCGACCCCGTCAATCTCTTCGATGATCAGATCCCCGCGACGAGGCTCGCCATACGGCAACTCGGCCACGGCCACGAGGTAGTCGCGGCTTTCCCACGCCTCGATCACGCCGTTCGTGCCTTGAGCTTCAAACGTCGACCGGCTGATCGACGCCGTCACCTGGGCGGTATTGCTTCCCCGCTTGTAGGCGCACAGCGTCCCGGCCGACTGCTTGAGTTGGCCGGCGAGCCATGCGGCACCGGAGCGGAGAAGGTCGGCCATGGGAATCCTCGTAGGGAACGCCACCCCACAACGCCCCGGCGGCGCGCTGGAGGTTAGAGCGCACCTGCCGGGGGTTGCGGTGTGAACTCGATCAACCGGCGTAGTTGATGACGACCTTCACGGTCGCATCACCGGAAGCAGCCGCCTCGGCGGCGAAACCGGCACGCTTGTTGCCCGTCGAGGTCGTCGTGATGACGCTGTTCGTGGCGTCCCAGTAGACCGTGGTGCCCTGCGTCACAGCGCCCGAAGCCTTCGGAAGAATGAACGTGCCCTCGATGGCAACGGCATTCTTCACGTTGGCGGGGATCGGACGATCAGCGATGCAGAACAGATCGCCGAGAACGACCACGTCGCCGACACCGACCGCCGAACTGGGCGTGTAGTCGATGTGGCCGGGGTCCATCTGGTAAGTCTGAGCCAAACCCATGGAAATCACCTGCTTTCTAAAAGTTGGAATGAACGAGTCGTCATGCCGGGGGGTGACTTGCGCCGCCCCCCGGCCACGGTTTGCTTAGATCACGCTCAGGCGGTCGCCATGCGGAGGCAGGACAGGGGCTCCGACTTCGTCACGCCAAAGTCCATGTAGCCCCTGATCGCCACGCCGAGAAGCTGGTAGTCCGGTACCACCTGCTCAATCGTCGGGGCCTGCTGGCCGTTGAGGAACACCACGTCGAGCGCCGGGAGGTCCGCAGCGTCGGAGAGCAGCCACCACGTCGAGGACGACGTGAGGTAGTTGCTGACGACCACGCGGTAGCGGCCAGCCAGGACGTTGGTCGCACCCTCGACGACCTTGCTCGACGTGCTGCCGAGCGAGGACGCGATGAGGGCCGAGCTCGTCATCAGACGGGCAGCGGTGAGCTCCAGTTCCGGCGGAACCAGCAGCACGCGCGGCGGGATGGCGAGCGGGTTGCCGTCCGGGTCGTTGAGCTTGCGGAACGCGGTGTTCGCGGCCGACAGGCTGTCGAACGAGAGGGCATTGCCGCTGCCAGCCGAAACCGACTGGTAGTAGCTGGCGTTGCTCGACTGGAACTCGCTCCAGATCACGTCATTGAGCGACAGAGCCGCACCACGGCCAATCCGCTGCGGGATCTGGCTGAGAGCGTTCAGGTCGTCATTGATCATGTCCTGGCGGGTCAGGCTGGTCGTGATGCCGTAGGTCTCGGCGGACAGCGACCGCTTGTAATCGCTGGCACCGGCAACCTTCAGTTCACCGCTGTTCCCAACCTTCTGGAACTTGAACGAGCCGTTCAGGCGGAAGAGGTTGATCGCCTTGAAGTCGTTCACGCTGCGGACGGCAGAGATGTCCTGCCAGACGTTCTCGACGGCGTTGAAGCCGTTGAGCAGGAACTTGTTGACCACAGCCGACAGCAAGTTGCTGATGTCGTGCGTGGCAAAAGCCGCTTTGAGGACCGGCTCCACGTTCGCGGCCGAAATCCGGCTCGAGCCGGTGTAGCCGTTCGCGCGGGCCGCCTCGATCAGCACTTCGCCGATCGACGTGGTGCGCTTGACCTTGTCGGCCGCCTCGAGCGTCCGCTCGTCATACGCCTTCTCGGCGTGCGGCAGACCGCCCTGGAGGCAGAGGGCCGCCTCGATGACCTTGTCGCTCTTGACCGTCTCTGCGACGTGAACGGCCGGGCCACGGCTGTCGCGGGTCGCAAGAAGCTTTTCCATCTTTTCGACTTTCTGGAGGGTTTCGGTGAGCTTGGCCTGGATCGCCTCGGTGGCATCCGACTTGGCCTCGACCTTCGGGGATTCCACGGCGACCTCCGCCGTGGCTTCCACGGCCGGGGTCATCTCGACCTCTTCCGTGGGCGTCTGGGTGGCGTCGTGCGCCATAGAAAGCTCCTTCGCCATTGCGGCGATTCGTGCAGACGTTGCGTCATCTGCACCGAGGGTCACAAACGAAACCTCCCGCAACTTGGAGGCTTTGACGACGCGAACAGGCCCGTTGAAGACCTGCCCGTTGACGCTGACCTGCTGGTCGGCGTTGATCTTTTGATGCCGCATCACGTCGGCCCCGACGGACGCTTGCCACGCGAACCCACGCTCGGCCAGGGCGACGACCTGCCGGGCAAGTTCGCTGTCGGCGAGGATTTCGCCCTCGACGTAGAGCCGGCCGTTTTCGGCGCGGACGCTGGTCGCTTGCCCGAGGATTGAGCCGAGCGTGTAGTCGTGCCCGAGGACGATCGGGATTCGCTGGTTGAACTTCATGCCAGCGAGGTCGATCACGATCGGCTCTGCCGACCAGCCCTGACGGATGGCCGCGCCGGTGTACGCTTCGATGGAGAACTTGCGTGGGCCTGAAGGCTGTCCGTCTGCCGAGGAATCAGCGGCAATGAAGGCGACGGGCGTTTCAAGATTCAGTCGGTTTGTCATGGTTTATCCAAACGTGATGAGGTCAAAGTCCTCGTCGAACTCGTCGAACGTGTCCCACGTCATGCGTCGACCTCGGCCGGATCAACTGGCTGCGACGGCGGGGGCGATTTCTGAGACGAGTTGTCGACCTCGCCGAACGATTCCGGATTCAGTTCGGTGAACAGCCCCAATTCCTTCATCAACGAAAGCTCGGCGGCGCGCTGCCTTAATTCCGCCTCCCAGTTCTTCCCCTGCTTGGCGTATTCGTGCGCGAGCGTCGTGGTGTGCATCTGAAGCCGAGTCTTGGCGGCTTCCGCTTCCTTGGATGGGTCGACGTGCTCTTTGCCGTCCCACACCCAGGCCCATTGCCATTCCGACATGGGCGGCAGGCCGCTCGGCACGACGCCCAAGAGGACGGCCTCGTCAAGCCATGCGCGAAGCAGGCGGTCGAGCACCAACCGCTCGAGCTCGTCTCTCTGAACGCGTTGCGTGGCCGAATAGATCTGGTGATCCATCCGGCCCGAGGCGTAGTTGTAGGACGACGAATCGAGCGCGGCGATGTTGTAGGGAATCTGGAGGCAGCGAGCGATTTCGTTGAGGATGTTGCGGCGGAACTCGCCGAAGTTGGCGGTCGGCTGCTCGGCCTTCAGTTGCGACACATCCCAGCCTTCGGGCAGCGTCACGAGCGAACGCTTTTCGATCGGCATCTCGGCGAAGGCGTCGACATCGTCGACCTCCGCCGCAGGGCTGTTGGTGTGAAGGAACGCGGCAAAGTCGGCCGCCGTCTCGGCCGCAGCGATCACGGCATCGGTGTAGCGGCGAAGCTGTGCAAACAACCGGATTGCCGGGGCCACCTCCGACACGCCACGGTGCTGGGCCGGGCGTTGCCGCGTGAACCAGTGAACCATGTTCTCGGCGTCGACCCGGTTGAACTCAAAATTGGAGACGCGGTAGTTCGACCCTGGGTGGTACTTCAGCACCTTGTAGGCGATGACGTTGCCAACCTCGTCGAACTCCAAACCGTCGACAATCGAGCCTTCCGGCGTCGTATTCGGGATGAGCATTCCGATCGGCGTGGCGACCATCTCCGACTCGATGAGGCGCACATCCAACTGGACGCCGTCAAGGCGTGGGTTCGTGAAGAACATCGCGAACGATTCGCCGTCGATCAGTTTCGACTGCCGCATCGTGCGGAGCTTGCCAGCCAGATCGACGTGCCACGTCCATTCAAAAAATGCTTTTTCGATGACGCGGTCGGCAGCTTGGTCGCCCGTGTCGAGTTGCAGCCGGGGGCCGGTGCCGATCAGATCGTGTGCCAGCGTCTCGCAGATGCCCGCGAGGTATGAGTTGTTATTTCGCTCGTAGCGGGCGCGGTTGCGGAGCGTGCGGCGGACGACGGGCGTGAGTGCCCCGTCCATTGAGAACCAGTCAGCGTTTGCCCAATGGCGGCGGTCGTCCTGGCTCTCGGCAGCGTCGAACCGCGCCCGCACGGCTCGAGGTGCCGTGGACGCCTTGTGCGTCGGTCGCGAGAAGATGTCGAACAAGCCCATCAGTATGTGCCGGGGGGCAAGAGTTTGTTGATCCGCAGACCACGGTTGGCGCGAGACATGGCCGCCTTCGCCGCGAGGTACTTGTCGGCGGCGATCATGGATTCAATGTCTTGCGCCGTTACTTCACCGGCATCGGTGCGCACGGCGGCGGGGCCTTGCGCCACCTCGCTGATCTTGTCGCGGATTTCGTCGCTCATTCCTGCGACGGTAGACGGCGACAAGGGGCCAACCGTAGGGGGTGTCGACTTAGACGAGCACCCAATTGCCGTCGCGACGCTCGTAGAGGCTGACCTCGACGACGCCCAGCCGGCGAGCGATGTCGGCAGTCACGGGCGAGAAGACAGCGAGCTCCTCCGCGCCGTCAATCGCTCCGGCACCCAAGAGAAACGCCGAGAGCGCCGTGGCTATGCCGCGCCCACGGTGCCGCTCGTCGGTGTATTGCTCCAGCGTTTGCCTGCCTTGCCAAACGTGAGAGCACGCCCAACCGATGACGGCACCATCGCAACTCCATAGGGCGACGGGCGTGCAACTTGACGAATCGCCGGTAAGCACCTGCTGCACCTCAATCTGGAATTCGCTGCTCGGCTTTGTCAGGCGGCGAGCGATAGCAACAGCGTCGCCCGGCTCCAGGCCGTCGACCGTGGTGAGAATGATTTGATTCATCGGAGTTTCTTCAGCGTAATGACCTTCTTGCCGCCCGGCCCGCTGGGGAGCGACACCTTGCGCCGCTGCCGCCCGCCGGCCTCGGTTGCCACCGGATGAACGCCCGCAATGCTCGCCGCCACGGCAGAGCCAACAAGGCAATCAAGCCAATGGTTGTCCTTGCCCGGCGGGCACTTCCATTCGTCGACCACTCTCCCTCGAGCTTCGGTGCGAATCGGAAACTCTGCGGTCAGGTGTTCAAACAAAAGATCGTGCTCGCCAGCGTGAAACGTAAGGGCCTCTGGGTCGCCCATCTGAAGACGCAGGCGAGCGGCGACGAACGTCTTGTAAAAGTTCGTGTCGAAAAGACATGACCGCTGCCCCTCTGACATCTGGTAGACCTTCCAGTTCAAGCCAATCCGGTCGCCCCGTGCTTTTCGTTCTCCGATCGGCTGCGAACTTGCTCCGATGCCTTTGCCGTGGCTCGGCAGCACGGTCGCCGCAAACGATGTCCGCCGGCAAAACGTCCGCACCGTACCCGTCGACTGCCCCCAGTTCGCGTCAATGAGCATTTGCCCGATCCGCATGGCAACGCCGTCCTC